CCGTCTCGTAGATCCTCGGCTCCTTGCAGACATAGCCCTCAATCGTGCAGTTGTTGATCATCGTTGTGTCAATCTCCTTCCGTGGTGGTCGATTCAGTTTCTCCTTTGGCGTCCCGTACCTTCGCCGCTGCTTGAGAAATCTTCTTCTCAACGTAAGCCCTCGCCTTCATTAGGTCTTCCAGTTCCGAAGCTCCCTCCTTCCTTCCGGCGCGACAGATGTACTTAACAACATTGCCGCTGAAGTAGTCCAGGCTCTGATCGGCAATGAAGTCCCAGACCTCGATCCGCCCTGAAGTGTAGTGAGCAGGATGCTTGATGGAGTCTTCCGGAATCACTGCTCCCCCCTCGCTTTCTCAAGCGCTATCCGAGCCCGTCTGCCTCCGTCATAGTCGAGGTCGTCCCTTGCTTTGTCACCCTCGCGTGTGAGCTTCCTGCAATTCGTCACCTTCTCGGCGTACCATTCCAGCGCCTCCAGCAGGTCAGGCGCGGCGGCGATAAGCGAGGCGTTGGCCTCGGCATTCAAATCACTCGGCTGGAAAGTGCATACCCGGCGGCCTCTGCCCTCGATCTTGGACACGCGGCCCGCCCTGTCTCTATATATTCGCCACGGTCCCGGTGTGTGGCTCATTCTTCTCTCCTCGCTTTCGTGATGGCAGCACGTGCAATATCTCGGCAGGCTTTATCTCCGATATCCATGATTGTTTCCAGAGCCTCCAGCATGTCGGGGATCGCCTTTATCTGATGAGCGGTTTTTTCGTCCCTGATATGCTCCGCTATAATTTCGACCTGGTCTTCATCGGTTACCATGAACACAGTACCGTCAAATTCATCTCTCCCGGTGGGATAGCCTATGGTCCGGCCGTCATCCCCAGCGTCGATGTCGTACTCTTGGTCATACCCGACGTACCATTTTTCCGGCGTGTGGCTCATTCCTCTCCCCTCGCTTTCCTGATGGCTGAAGCAACTACATGCCAAATCATGTATTCATGGCTGTGCCCGTTCATGCTGGTCGTCTCCATATCGTTTCCCTCCTGTAATCAGATGAGCAGCCGGAACTTGATCTTTCCGCCGAAGACGGAGATGGCACTGGCGATGACTTCCTCGCCCGCCTGCACGCCCGCCGTGAGTTTACCGTTGGCCGAAACCTTCAGGTCGTCGCCGGGATTCACGGTCCCCTCAAAGACGTCTGTCTCATATACGCCACCGTCGCAGTAGATGCCTGGCATCTCCCCGTTCTTGTAGTTCTTCATCAGGATACCGAAAGAGCGCTTGGTGGGATCGGTGTTGACGGCGAACAGGTCATCGCCGACCACGCGAACCACCTGGCCGAGTTGGCCGTCGCCCCGCAGGTAGCCGTCACCGTATGCGAGACCCCGATGAGTGGGATTGATGAAAGTCATGGTCATTCCTCCTTTGTCAGTTATTCGTGATGATCTTTCGGTTGTCAAGGTGCAAAGCTACGGGGCGGGTTGCTTCTAGGCGTTGAGGGTGTGTTGACCTGAACTAAGTTTGGGGACTCTGCTCAAGTGCCCCTCGCAACCCTTCGGCTTTTCGTCAGGGGTTGTCACCTCTCTTTCTGAATTGAAATCCCGCCCCGCAAGTCATCAATCGATTGCCTGGTAGTTGTCTCCGTCGCGCCTGATCCTGCCCATCTCCACAAGGGTTTCTAGGATGGGGCGGAGCTGGTCGAGGCGGCGGTGCGTGAAGCGACAGATGTCATTCCTGCTTACCCACGCATCGCCTCGGGCATGGAGTTGAAGCATCTTGTTGAAGACCTCGACGAGGACGTGATCGTCCCGATTCAGCGGCGTCGAACGGAGGATGTCGCGAAGACTCTCCTTGATCAGGAGGATGGCTGAGGATGCCCACGTCATAGCCTCGACGGGAATCTCCTCGCCCCAGCACCCGACAGAGATGGCGTAGAGCAGGGCGAGCTTCAGGGCTGCCACCTTGTACCGCGAGAAGGCGGCGGAGAGCTCGACGATGTACTCGCTCTCGTTTGCCTCCCTGTCGAGGGTCCGGTTCAGCGTGAGTCTGACTTCGGAGAGTTGGGAAATACCGAACTCCTCGGGATTCCTGTCCTTGAGATCACGGAGGAAGCCTACGAGCCTAGCTCGCCAGAGCTCATCAACGACGCCGGGCACGTCCATCTCCCTCTCCTTCGAGGTGTAGGGGACGTAGAGCATACGGGCAAGGAATCCCCCACGCAGGTCATTGGTGACGCTGCGTTTGTCCAGCATCCAGTCGATGTTGCCTGCCGCAAGGATGCTGATGTAGGGGTTCCTGACCTCCAACGTCTGCTGGCTAAGGATGCGTCGGTACTGCTCGGGGCAATCGTAGAGATCGGCTAGCAGATCCTTGGTGCCCGCCATGTATTCCTTCTCCAGCAGACCGAGAGCCGATCCAAACTCCGACCAGATGAAGGTTGAGTGGGGCTCTTGCTGGAGCATGGAGATGAGAGATTCGCGCGAGAACTCCTGGGGCAGGGTGTTGATCCCCGCCTGGCGAAGAAGGTTCTCGGCGATGCCGACGGCGGTGCTCTTGCGGTAGCGCGAAGAGGGGGCGAGGATCGTGAGCCAGAGGTTGGGGAAAAGGCTCTGTCCCCCGAAGCCAGGAACCCAAGCTCTGCGCCCGAGGGCGGAGCCAAGGAGGGAGAGACCGCAGAAGAGGTGGAAGATCTTGGGGGCGTCGGTCAGTCCCGAGGCGAAGTCCACGTAATCCCGGATGAATCCGTCAGGGGGAATGGCTGCCTCGACGAGATCCTTCAATCTCTCGTCCCGCTCCCTGAAAGGATTGACGTCGGCAGAGGGCAGGATGATCGGACTCCAGGCGAGAGAGGCAGGAGAAGCTACGCCGCAGACACGCCCGCAATCGTAGATGTCGGCCTTGATTCTCTCGCAGGAGATGGGGCCGGAGGCATCGAGGGCATGGAGAATCTTGGCGTCCGTCTCTGCCTGGCTGTACTTCGGATGGGGTCTGCTCGCCTCATGAATGAAGCTCCGGCATCCGGCAAAGCGGCAGAGGTTAGAGATCATGGCGTACCAGGCTGGCTCGGGCAAGTGCGCCGCCTCGGACAAAGCCCATTGGATGAAGCGGCACCGCTCCGTGACCCGCCAGATGGGTTGACTTCTGATGCCCCTGCCGATGGATGTAGGCACGGCGACGTCAGCTCCGAGATGTTCGATGTGTTCGAGCTCGGTGATGTCCACCTCGAGCTGCGTCTCGTAGGCCACCCTGACCGTGCGTGGCGGGCTGTACTTGAGATTGCTCGACAGGGGGAGGCGCAGGATGTGGGCGATGTCGCAGGACTTGAGATCGCCGCCAATGCTCTTCGCCAATCCCCGGTTGATCTTCTCGAGACGGGAGAACTCGCCAGGCTCAGCTGGCTCCTTGAGCTTCATGTAACAGTGGTAGCCTCCGCCCGTCTCGACGATGGCCGTCCACTTCCCGACTCCGAGGGGGCATTTATCCCAGATGGCTTTCTTCGCTGCCTGGGTATCCCCACCGAAGTCCTTCTTGTCCACGTCCACCCAGAGACAGGGGGCTAGAATGAGATCGTCCCTGGTGCCACGACTGCTTCCCGGCTTTCGGAGGACGGGGCCGAAGTAAGCGTTGAGGCTCGGCCTCGCCAGGATCTCTGAGGGGATGGCGTCAAGCTCCTGGAGGGGCACGAAGACCCGCTCAACCCGGTCGCCAAGGAAGCGGAGCTCGACCAGTCCCTCATCGCAGTAACTGAAAAGGGGCTCAAGAAGCTGCATGCCAACTCCACCTCCAGCAGATCCCGTCTCCCTCTACCCGCCTCTGGAGATAGGAACGCTTCCAGAAGAAGTAGAGGATGGGGCGCAGAATCTCCGGTGCTAGCTCCACGCCCCAAGCGATATCGTCCTCCGTCAGCCAGAGATCCCGCAACTTGCGCAGGAAGGCGAGAACTCTCTGGCTGTCAGTCATCAGCTTTCCTCAGGTTTGGTGAAGAGGACTTCGCCGCCGCCTGCCTTGGCTACCCGCCCTGCCTGAGCCTCTAAAGTCTGGCTGTACTTGGCCAAATCCTCCTCGATGAGGTCGATGTCGGCTTCGTTGAACTGCTTCGGGTCTTTGTCCGTCATGGATTTCCACCGGGCAAGGATCGCTGCATCATCAGCTCCGAGTTTCTTGTACTCGCCGAAGAGGGATCGAGCCTTGTCGACTGGGCTGATCTTCTTTGGCTCCGCCTTCGCTGGCTTCGGCGTCCGACCAGATGCCGCATTCCCATCGTCATCCTCCTCGGCAACAAGCCCCGTGATGGCCATGAGGGCATAGCGCCTGGCGTAGGTGATGGCCGATCCTATGCCCTGCGGGTCCGCCTTGGTTGGGGTCATGTGGAGCCTCCCACCCAGGAACTCGCCGCTCTCGTGGAGCAGGATCGTCTCGACGATGACGCCACCTTCACCGCCGTAATCGCAGACCTGGGAGACGGACAAACCGTTCTTCGTCAGGACAGGGACGACCGTCTCCCAGCATGTGGCCAAGTCAGCGTAGCTGGATTTGAAGAATGGATTGGCGCTGTCCTTTGGCGCCTTGCCCATCTCGCCCTGAGCCTTGCAAAGGGCTGCCGCCAGGTTGGCTATGCTATCACTACGAAACATTCACACGCACCTCCTATCGGGCTTATCCTCATCGAGCCCCATGACATCTTGCATAATCTCGAGAGCACTCTTGACTTGCCTGATTCCGACGAGGGCTGAATCAAACAACTGTTTCCCCTCTTCGTTGGCATTCTCTATGGATTCGACAATACCATCCTCAAGGATGTTGAAGACGCCGATGCGGTGAATGTACAGGGAGAGCAAAGCCACATGCTCCATGATCGACAGCTCGCTCTTTCTCTCCTCGATCATCTTCTTTAGCTTCTCCGGCTCCATCACAGATCCCACCTCCTAGTTGATATGCTTGGGAAGCACGGGCTCTGGCTTGTCCTCATCGAGCCCCATGACATCCCGCATGACCTCAAGAGTGCGCTTGATCTCCCTGATCCCGACGAGGGCTGCATCAAACAGCTGCTTCTTCTCTTCGTCGAGATCCTTCATGGTATCGACAACACCCGCCTCAAGGATGTTGTAGATGCCGATGCGGTAGAGGAACAGGGAGAGCAAGGCCACCTGTTCCATTACTGACAATTCATTCCTTGTCGCCTCAATCGCCTTCTTGAGCTGCTCAAGCTCCGTCACAGATCCCACTCCTTCCATAGCTGCAATAGGAACAGCACCACGATGGCAGGTCGTCGGGAATCTCCGGCCTATCCTCAGCCGTCCCGATGAGAAGCGCCTTCTTCTCGACGGTCTGCCAGATGGCCTCGTCGAATGGGAAGCTCTCTATGTCATAGAGGCTCTTGTCCTTGTTCATCCCCACGATGGCGCAGTCCTTGATTCCGTAGGCCAGGGCGTAACAATGCACCTGCTGGGCGTACTGAGGATACTTTGCCAGCGTCCCCTGGCGCTTCCAGAGGGTCCACGCCCTATCGTTCATGGTCTTGATGTCGACCATGTAGCGCCGATCCGTATCTTCCGGTCGCCAAATGATGGCATCGTGGTGCCCCCGGATCTCGATCTCATCGGTGATGGGGACGACCAGTTCGATCTCGGCATCCTGGGAACCCTCGTTGTGGTCGACGATCCATCCATCTTCACGGAGCCACTTGACTACGAGACCCTCAAGGCAGGAGCCGACGTCGAAGATGCGCAGGGTGCGCTTGTCGAACTCCTCCTCCATCCCTGCAACAGAGGAGAACCAGATCTTGCGGGGGCATGGATGGCCGATGCTGCTTGCTCTGATCGTTATCATACGCTCATCCCCTTCAGAAGCACTAGCTCGTCAAATCCAAGCCGCTCGAAGACTTTCAGTACGCCGCAGGTCTTACGGACAACCTCCTCAAGCTGCCTCTCGATGGAGCTCAAGATCTGCTGACACCAGATCTCCATCTCCGAGGTGCTCGCCTCAACGGCATATCCCTTCTCACCCTCATCAGCCGTGATGATGATCTCAAGGGACCGTGTCTTCTCGCCGAACGTCACGACTGTACTCGGGACTCCCGTATCAATCCGGATGATCCCCGCCTCCCACAGGCTGAAGATATCCTTTCCGTTGAAGACGAGATTGACCTCACGATTCCCGTCGCCCAACGTCACGGGAATTCCCATGTCAACTACGTAGAAATGATGTCTGCTCCACGGCGCATTTCCTTCCATCGCCGGGAACCACTGGAAGC